ACAAATTACTTTAGAAAATGATGCAGTAGTATTTGAAGGTTCTTCGGCTAATGATTTTGAAACAAGATTAAAATCTACTAATGCAACACAAGACAATGTTATAACATTACCAGATTCAACTGGTACAGTTACTCTTAATAACACAATTCAAACATTAACGAACAAAACTCTAACAGTACCAACGATTTCTACAATAAAGAATACAGGAACATTAACTCTACCTACATCAACGGATACCCTTGTAGGAAGAGCTACAACAGATACATTAACAAATAAAACATTAACATCACCAACTATAAATACTCCAAAGATAGGTACATCTCTTAATGATGCGGCCGGAAATGAATTCATAAAATTTACAACTACAGGTAGTGCAGTTAACGAATTAACAATTGCAAACGGTGCATCAACAACTGGACCTACACTTTCTGCTACAGGTGGTGGAACTAATTTAAATATTATTATGACACCAAAAGGCACAGGTTCTGTTGAACTTAATAAAGCAGCCTTTAGTTCTTCAACTATAACTGCAAATGGTGCGGCAAGTACGGCAGCAACTTTAATAATAGGTAATAAAGGTTCTCAACTAGATGTGTCATTGGCCAATGGAACAACAGTAGGTGAATATAAAATTTTTACAAACAAAGGTGCAGGTGCAATGCATGTTACACCTGCAAGTTTTGCTCAAGGTACTAAATTCGTATTAGTACAAAACGATGGTTGTACCTGCATATGGGATGGAACTAATTGGTTCTTAGTAGGAAACCAAGGCGAAGTAACGGTATCATAAGGAATAGAATATGTCAGCAATAATAACAGACCCATTTAAAAAACAATTCATGCAAAATATATTTGATGAAGTGACTAATCTTACTGGTAGGTATTATATTGGAATTGGAAAGAATGATCAGTGGAATGCTACTGAAACTGTTCCGACTCCAACCGACACACCGAGAACTATCAGAGAAGCACAAAATGCTTTGCAATCAGTAAAGGCAGTTGCAGGAGCTTCATTTGTTATACCAAGAAGAAATTGGTCTTCAGGTTCGGTGTATGATGCATTTGATGATAATGTAGCAGCAATACCTACAAACAGCTATTATGTTTTAACTGAAGATAACCAAGTTTATATATGTCTACAACAAAGTAAGAATGCTAATGGTGTTGCAAACGTATCAACTGTAAAACCAACAGGAACTACAAACAGCGCATTTACAAATTCAGATGGTTACACATGGAAATTCTTATATGCATTAAGTGCTGCAAATGCAAGTGCATTTTTATCTGCTAACTTTGTTCCTATTCAAGTAATCGATTCGGCAGGAACCGCATCTAACGCTATTGAAACTCAACAGCTAGGAGTACAAGACTCTGCAGTTGCTGGTAGAATACTCAATATTGCAGTTACTAATGGAGGAACTGGTTATACATCAGCTCCAACGATTACATTAACAGGAAATACAAGAGCAGTCGGCGACAGTGCACAAGCAACAGCAACAGTTGCTGGTGGATCGGTCGTTAAAATAGAAATGCTTAATGAGAGTTCTGGGTCAGGCAAAAATTATGATAACGCAACAGTAACTATTACAGGCGGTGGTGGAAGTGGTGCGATTGCTCGAGCAATACTTGGTCCACCAAATGGAATCGGTAAAGATCCAAGAGATGAGTTAAAAGCAACCTCATTAATGTTTAATGCTAAACCATCTGGAACAGAGGGCGGAGACTTTTTAGCAGGAACTAATGTAGATTTTAGACAAGTTATGTTAATAAAAAATCCAAAAGATTCAGCCAATGGTACTACACTAACAGCAACTACAGGTAAAGCTTTAAGATTCTTAAAAACTGACATAACGTTTGCAGGAAACTTAGCAGTTGACGAGTTAATTTTTAATAACACTGTACCACCGGCAAAAGCATACGTAAACCAAGTTTCAGATAGTGATGTTTATTTTCATCAAACAGATAGTACAGGTTATACACCTTTCGGTATAGGTGATACACTAACAGATGAACAAGGCAACACGGGAACAATTAATGCAGCTCCTGCAGTTGAAGATCTCATAAATACTTCTGGAGATATTTTATATATAGAAAATAGAGCACCAGTTATTAGAGACGCATCACAAACAGAAGATATAAAAGTAGTAGTTACACTTTAGTAGGATATTAATATGGCGACAACATTTACAGAAACTAGTTTAGCAACCACGTATAAAGATGATTTTCGTGATAGTGATAACTTTCATAGAATATTATTTAATACGGGCGTAGGATTACAAGCAAGAGAATTAACACAACTTCAAACAATATTGCAAAAACAGATTGAAAGATTCGGTAATAACGTATTCAAAGAAGGTGCAGTAGTTCAACCTGGTGGAGCTAATGTAAATCCACAATACGAATTTATAAAACTTGATACAGCCGATCCATCACACGTTTTACCAACAGATATTACAACACTAGTAGGTAAAACTGTAACAGGTCAAGCTTCTTCGATAGTTGCAACAATATTAGAAGTAGTCGCTGCATCTGGAAGTGATCCTGCAACTCTTTATGTTAAGTACACGAATACGAGTTCAGCTCAAGGCAACACTGATGTTGTATCACAAAGAATGGCATCTAATGAAGTTATGGATGTTTCTGATGGAACTGATTTAAAAGTTAAATCGGGAACAGCTGCTGATCCATCAACAGGAAAAGGAACTCAAGTTACTTTACTAGGTGGTATATACTACGCACGAGGTAATTTTGTATTAACTCAAGATCAATCTAAAATAATATCGAAATATACTGACAGGCCTTCTACAGATATTGGATTCAAAACAGTTGAAGAAGTTGTAACCGCAAGTGATAATAATGCATTATATGATAATCAAGGAAGTGTTCCAAACGTATCTGCACCAGGAGCAGATAGATACCGTATTACATTAACCATTGCTGAACGTAGTGAGATAGGTGTTAATGAAAATTTTATACACGTTGCAACAATTAAAAAAGGCGTAATTTTCAGTGCTGTAGATACAAACAATTCATTTAATGTTCCAGCTCAAGTGGTAGCAAAAAGAATACATGAGAACTCTGGTGATTATGTAGTAAAACCATTTACAGCTAGATTTACTAGAGATTCTGAAAGCACACATCTTCTTTTAGAAGTTAGTGAAGGCACTGTTGTAGTCGACGGTTTTAGATCTAGTAGAGCTTTTCCTTCGACATTAAGAGTAAAAAAACCTACATCTACTACATCCGTGAATAACGAACCTGTTAATGCTCCTTTAGGAAGTCACGTAATTGTTGATATATCTCATAGTGGTTTAGGGAAAACACAAGGTATACCTGATTTTAATCAATTAGAACAAATGAATTTAAGATCAGCTATAACACATGGTGGCAGCACAATAGGTACTGCAAGAATTAGAGCTATCACTAAATCCGGCACTAACTTAAAAATGCATTTAATAGATATTAGTATGAATTCTGGTAATGCATTTCGTAATGTAAAAAGTATAGGTACAAGCACTAATAACTATTTTGATTTGGTTTTAGAAAGCTCGAAGGCAGTAATAAAAGAGCCTTTTGTCAATACTTCAATGTTTAAGCTTCCAAGAGTAAGACCTAGTTCATTAACTGATTTAACATATACATCTCAAAGAAGATTTGCAAGTTTATCTGCAAATGGTTCCGGTATAGTAACACTTACAGGATTAACAGCTCCTGGTGAAATATACACTCAAACAAGTGACTTTGTTTTTGCAAAAGCTGATAGTGATGTATCAGCCGCGTCTCCTACAATAACTTTATCTGGAGGAGGAACAGGCGGTACCGCAAATTTTGGAACAGCCGCTGATGTTGCAACTATTGCAAGTTCTTCTAATGTAGAATTATCATCGTTTGTTAGTAAAACACAAACATCAGCAAAAACTAAAACACTAACTACATTTAATTTAACTAATACGGTTGATTCAGATGGATCAGGATTTAAATTTATTAATTTAAAGCGCGCAG